TCGTTTTCGCCGCTGCGCTGCTTGTGGCCACACTAGCGACCCACTCCGGTCGCTTTCGGGGGGTCCAAAAAATGCCTCCAACTCCGGCGGTTGGTGAGAGCCTCACTGGACCAGAAAGTTCCGGCTTTTCAGGGGGTGGAATCCCAAATCCCGTACCGGATTCGGGCAAAACCGCCCGCCCCCGCAAGGGCTACCGGCGGCCGGTGAGATTGAAAATCTCTTCGTTGCCGTAGAGCCGCCCCATCGTGCGCTCCCACACCGCCACCGCTGACGCATATGCCTCCCAGTTCGCGTCGGTGTTGTCCGCCTGGAAAGCGTCGCCAGTTGTGAGGATCGCGGTGCTCAAGCAGAGGTCTGAAGTGGTGTTCGTTTCCATGGGTCAACTATAATATATGCACGGGATGAACGCAAGGGAATATGTGCAAGTAGTGTGCGCGAAAAGGCACCAAGTTGTGCGACGAAAGCGCACACTACTTGCACATATTCCCTTGCTTTCATCCCGTGCATATATTATAGTCAGTGCATGGAAACGAACACCGCCGCCCGCACCGCTAGTGAGATCTTCGTCAACGCCCGCCGACCCATCCGCGGCAAAGCGCGCATCGTCTGCACAGTGACCTACGTAGGGTACCCGTGCGGCGTGGTAATGGCGGACGAATTTGCCTTCCACTCCGACGACGTTGCGACTGCCCGGGCCTACGCGAGAGCGCGCCTAGACGACATCAACTTGGCCGGCGTTGACTGGTCCGTGCGGCTGCGCCGGGTGGGTGCTACTCGGTAGCGAGACCAAGCCCAAAAGTGGGCCTCGGTTTCGTCGGATTTTGTACGGGAATCGGCAAAATCGCCCATCCGGTACTAGCGAGACTCGAGACTCGAGACTCGAGACCAAGCGTGGCCCTCGGTTTCGTCGGATTTTGTACGGGAATCGGCAAAATCGACCATCCGGTACTAGCGAGACTCGAGACCAAGCCCAAAAGTGGGCCTCGGTTTCGTCGGATTTTGTACGGGAATCGGCAAAATCGACCATCCGGTACTAGCGAGACTCGAGACTCGAGACCAAGCGCGGCCTACTTCCACCGCCGCTGGTTGTAGCGCACCTCCTCTAGATGAATAGCTGCTAACGAACGGGCGTTAGCAGCTGCTGCCATCCGCCGCTTGATGTCGAAGTACACGTCATCCGGTACGTCCTCGGCGTTCGGTGTCGTGGCTTGCAGGAGCTCAATCTCTTCTCGCGTTTCCCGGTAAGCGAGCTCTGCGAGCTCACTATTCTCAATAGCCTCGTTGAGCGCGATTGCTGCGAAGTTGTAGGTGCGGGCGGCGGTGTTCGTTTCCATGGGTCAACTATAATATATGCACGGGATGAAAGCAAGGGAATATGTGCAAGTAGTGTGCGCGTTTTTTCCACCTTGAGTGCGCGTTTTTTCCACCTTGAGTGCGCGACGCGCACACTACTTGTACTAATTCTCTTGCGTCCGTCGCTTGGACATATTATAGTCAGTGCATGGAAACGAACACCGCCGCCGCAACCCTCTACATGGCCGTCTACTGCGATGCACACTGCTCCGCTTCATTCGAGGTCGTCGCTGCCTCCTTCGCCGAGGCAGACGAGATCATTGAGTGGAACGACGGCCAGAATGTCTTGGGCATCGTCCCAGGGTCCGCAGACGAGGGCGAAGCGGAGCTCACCGCCGCCGGCTGGGAGCGCGACCACGCCACCGACTTCGGCGGCGGTGGCTGGACCCTGCACCGAAAGGCGCGCGCGTGACCATCTGGGTCACGAGTGACCAGCACTATGGCCACGGGCGCATAATCGAGTCTTGCGCGCGTCCATTCCGGGACGTCGCGGAGATGACCGAGGAGCTGGTCGCTCGGCACAACGACTGCGTTGCGCCGAGCGACGTGGTGTGGCACCTCGGCGATTTCAGTTTCCTCCGGCCGCTGGAGAGTGCGTCGCTCCTGCGCCGTTTGCATGGTGAGCACCATTTGGTGCTCGGCAACCACGATCGCAGCCGCTCGAAGATGCTGGAGATCGGCTTCGCAAGCGTGCAAATGGTCGCGCAGATCGTGGTACGCGGCGTCCATGTCGGAATGCGCCACGTGCCTCCCGACGTGGACGCCCCCCTGGCTGATGTGCGCCGCGTGCCCTCGCGTTTTGTGCAGCCGGTAGAGGGCGCGGTCATCCTTTGCGGGCACGCCCATCGTGCGTGGGTGCAACGCGAAAACGTGCACAACGTTGGCATAGACGTGCGGGAGTTCGCTCCCGTCAACATCGAGGAGCTGGCGAGTGATCCCCGGTAGGCGCCCACCAATCGTGCGCCAGTTCACGCTGGCCCCGCGACCCCGACGCATGGGGCAGCACGTTCCGACGACTCGAGATCACGTGCAGCACGGGGGGTGTGTGCTCGTTTGGCGCGCGGATGCTTGGGAGCTCACCGACGTGGCAACTTTGGATGCTCTGGACATCTGGGTGAGACTTCCCGAGCCACCTTCACCCGCGCTTTTGCGCGTTCAAGCGAAGCTCCAGAAAAAGCGCTAGGAACCCGACGGGCTCGGGACTCAATCACGCTGGCATAGCTCACCCGCGATCGCGGGCTTGCACCGCGCGGGTGACGCGTGCCAGACTTAGCGCAGCACATGGACTTTCCGCCGCTTCACGACCCCAACGACTTGCTAAACCAAGCTCCCGACGATTTGCTCGATCAGCTCGAGGAAGTCGACCAGATTTTGCTTGAGCGCGCCCGCGTAGACCCGGCTGCGTTCAACGCCTACGTGCTCCGCGACGAGGAGACGGGCGCGCGGGTGCACATGCAGCCGATGCACCTGGAATGGCAGCAGCTCATCACGGACAACAAGCGCACGTTGATCTGGTCGCACGTTGAGAGCGCCAAGACGAGTTCAATATCCGTGGGGCGCGTTTTATTTGAGCTAGCAAAAAACCCAAAGCTGCGCGTGCTGGTGCTCTCGAACACGACCGAGCAGGCGCAAAGGATTTGTATGACCGCGGCGCGGTACATTGAGCAGTCGCCCGAGCTCCACCGCGTTGCGCCTCACCTGAAGCCGGACAAGAGCAACCCGTGGACGAGCCACCAGCTGTTCGTTGAGCGTGACTCGATCTCGAAGGACCCGTCGATTCGTGCGGCAGGGGTGGGTACGAACATTCTTGGGGCCCGCGTCGATTTTCTCGTGGTTGACGACATCCTGGATTACGAGAACACGCTGACCCGAGCGCAGCGCGACAAGATGGCCGCGTGGTTCCCGGCAACCGTGGAGGGCCGACTAACGCGAAAAGCAAAAGTCGTTTGCGTCGGCACGGCGTGGCACAAAGACGACATCATGCACACGTGGTCGAAGAGCCCGGAGTGGGCGGCGTACGTTTACTCGGTCATCACGGAAGACGGGGAGATGACGTGGCGGGAGCGCTGGCCGCTGGAGCGCATCGAGGCGCAGCGCCGCGTTCTTGGACCGGTGGAGTTCAGCCGGCAAATGATCTGCAAGGCGCGGTCAGATGAAGAGTCCCGCTTCAAGGAGGCGTGGATTCAGGGCTGTCTCGGACGGGGGGAGGGCATCGATCTGGCGTACCGCTTGTTGCAGGTGCCGAACGGTTACCGCACGTACACTGGCGTTGACCTCGGCGTGCGCGTCAAGGATGGCAGTGACTTGACGAGCATTTTCACGATCATCGTCCACCCGGACGAAAGCCGCGAGGTGTTGGAGTGCCAAGCTGGCCGCTGGGATGGCCCGGAAATCGTGAAAAGGATTTTTAGCGTTCACGACCGGTATCACTCAATCGTGATGGTCGAGAACAACGCGGCTCAGCAGTTCATTCTCGACTTCGCGGTGTCAAAGCGTGCTATCCCTATCCTCGCGTTTACGACGGGGAATAACAAAAACAACCACGACTTTGGTCTAGAGTCGATTGCCACCGAGATGTCGATTGGCAAGTGGATCATCCCATCGCGGAATGGCCACCCAGCAACGAAGGACTTGGTTGCTTGGGTGTCAGAGATGCTGTTCTACGACCCCGAGGCGCACCCTGGCGACCGGCTCATGTCGTCGTGGCTGGCACGCGAGGCCGCGCGGTTCAAACCCAAGACGGGCAAGAAATTCGCCGACAACTTGCTCAATCGATGACTTCCGCGCCTTGGGCAAACATGCTCAAGGTGGCCTCACCACCAACTTCGTGGTAGACCGTCATTGGCACTCGTGTAGCCAGGCTACAAAGGGCGCCCGTGCTCACGTAGATGTCCCCGGTCCACTCCGCTCCGCGCGTATGGATTGTCTCGCTGTAGGTAGTCCCGCAAGGGGTCGTTTCAGTCCGTGTGACCGACAGCAGGTCGGGAACGTCCTGGCAGTTCAGGGTCCAGGACGACACTAGGCGGGTGCACGCGGCGTCGGCGAAAATGTAGCCCGCGACTGCCATTGCAGGGAGGCACCGAAAATCTCCATTCTGCACGAGGCGCCAGCCACAAGTCTCCTTGCGTTGGTTGTCCCACCATGAGTGGAGCATTTTGGAGCCGTCGTCGCCCACGATAAAAACCGCGCGGACCCTCGATCCGCTCACGTAGGGCTCAGCCGGGGCGGTGGTCCCCTCTTCGCCGCTTGTCTCCACCGGCGGAGTGGTTTCCTCTTCGCCGGCCGAGCTCGCGTGGCCAGTTTTCTCTTCGCCGGCCGAGCTCGCGTGGTCTTGGGCGGTCGCCCCCTGACCTGAGTCCTCCGCTGAGGAAACGGCGTCATCCGAGCTGACAACTTGGGTGTTTCCGGTTTTTTCGGGCGGGTGGCCTTCCGTCGCCAGGTCTTGATCGCACGCGGAGAGGAGAGGGAGCAGGGTGAGAATGAAGGCGAGGGTGCGCACGCCAACAGGCTTAGGCCGGTCGCATCCTTTTCGCAAACCAGCTACTCTCCCCGGACCTATGTCCGATTCCGTCTACAACTCCAACGTCGCCAGATTTTTGCAGGTCGTGCCAGATCACGCTGGTGGTGCACGGTGCTCGGACTGGCAGACGGCCGAGCAGAAGCGGATGGACGCTTACTGGCGCCACTACCGCTGCGAAACCTACGTCGATTGCCAGCACGGGTGGGACGGCAAGCCGGAGGACAATCCCGAGTACAACTCCGCCGTGGTGCGCGGGCAGGCAATCCCATCCGGCTTTTACTCAGTCGACGCGGACATGCCCCTCAAAAGCCGGCGCCCCGACGTGCCATACTACCTGGCTCGCGCCATTGTGCCGAAGTTCACGGGCCTGATTTTTTCGGCGAAAAGGCATCCGAAAATCGTCTGCGACGACCCGGAAACCGAAGGCTGGCTCAACGCGTTCGCCGAGCAGACGCGACTCTGGGCGCACGCAATCCAGCTTCGAAACTTCGGCGGAGGAATGGGCGCCGTCGGACTGGGCTTCAAGTTCGCCAACGGCGTGCCGTATGTGGAAGTTCACGATGCTCGGTATGCCAAGCCGTCGTGGCAAGATCGTGTTTCGTGCGTCGTTTCGGAGCTGGACAAACGCCAGCAGTACAGCGTGCTGGTGCGGGTCAAGAACAAGTCGGAGGAGCGATGGTTTTGGACGCGCCGCCTCATCGACGCAGAGTGCGACACGACGTGGGCGAAAGTTCCGGTCGCCGATGACGGCAGCGAGCCAAACTGGGATGCGTACGACTGCACTCGTGTGCAGCATGGGTTTGGGTTCTGCCCGGTGGTGTGGATCGCCAATGACCCGATCGATGAGGGTACCCAGGGCGACCCAGACTGCTTTGGCATTTTCGAAATCATGCGCAAGATGGATGCGCTGCTATCGCAAGCGGCGAAAGGAACACTCGCTAGCTGCGACCCTACTCTAGCGATCTCGTCAGACGCCGAGTTTGATGGTGTCCGCAAGGGCTCTGACCAGGCTATTCAGATTGAAAAGGGCGGCGCGATCAACTACGTCGAAATGAGCGGCGCCGGCATCGACCGTGCGCAAAAAATGGTCGACGACTTGGAGGGGAAGGCGTTGACCGTTGCGAGGTGCAACCTAGATCGAAACGTGCGCAACACCTCTTCGCGGTCCGTCGAGGAGGTTGAGCACCAATATTCATCGATGATTGAGCGAGCGGATATTTTCCGGGAGCAGTACGGCGAGCGGGGGATCAAGGTCATGCTCGACATGGTGCTAAAAGTCGCGCGCCTGTATGCGCAGGCGAAAGTCGTCGAGAACCCAGATGGGGCGGTGAGAATCGTGCGCCAGCGCATCAAGGTGCCCAAACTCAAAATCGCGGTTGGCGACTCGTGGGAATATGTTGAGCGCGAAGTCGGTCGAGGCGAGGAGGTCACGCTGAAGTGGCCGCCCTACTACACGCCTGGGCTTGGCGAGATTACGCAGGCCGTGCAGGCGGCCGGTAACGCGTTGGCATCCTTCCGGATCGTCGATCTCAAAAATGCGGTCGAGTTCGTCGCGCCATACCTGGGGATTGAAAGCGTCGACGACACGGTGGAGTCGATCAAGCGTGAAACTCCACTCGTTGGAGGACCCGCGGATGCACTGGGTGAGCTGACCAACGGGTTGGTGCAGCCACGACCGATGCCGGCAAAGTGACCCCAGCCCGCGTGCAAGTTTTTTCTCACTCACTCTTGTAATACGGGCTTTGCGCAGTTATGCTCGTTTCCGTACTGCCGATGAAGGCGAGGCCGCATGTCTGCACAAATCATTTGCAACGGTCGCGTCGTGTGGCGCACCCCCGGACCACAACTGCGCCGACCCGAGCTCCCGCGCGACCGGGAGGGGAATGTCCTCTTGCCCGAGGCAATCCCCCCGGAGTCGCCGCAATCGGTGTTCCGTGCCGGGACGCCTCACTTCAGCCAGACGGACCGCATCTGGTACCGAGTCCTGACCAGTTGCCCACCAATTGACGGCTGGGCAAGCACGGATTTCTGGCAGGACCGGTGGAGCGTCGACCACAAAGCGGTGCTCGACTTCGCTACCGCCGGGTTTCTCGACCCAGCGATGGAAGAAGGATCGAAAGTGTCGAGGTATCGCTGCCGGGATGAATACGGCCTAAAGATTTCGCGCACGTGGAAGGCCGCCAAGAATCGGCTCATTCGGATGGCTAAAATCCGCCGAAAAATCAAACGGGAAGGAGAACACGAGCATGCCTAGGCACACCAAATTCTACCAACGACTCGACTTCGCTCTGGCACACGGTCTCACTGAGCCGCAGGTCTACCGCATGGTCCGGATGCGCCTAGTCGCGGTCACGGCCGGCTTGAGCGGGGATGTGCTCGAGTTTGCGGGCGGTCTGTCACCCGAGCAAGCCGTGCAGACCTTCACCGCCATCTGCCACGCCGAAGGGGAAGCCACGCACGACGCCGACGAGTCCCCGGTAGAGGACGAGTTGTCAGCCGCCCCACGCTTGCGCTCGTGCCCGACTCTCTGGTTGTAGTTGCACTTTGCCGCGAGACGCGTTACTCAAAATCGAGTGAGGATCGCGATCGACTTCGACGGCACCATCGTCTTGCTCGACAAACCCTACGACCAGGTAGACGGCGAGTTTCGCTTCACGCCCGGAGCTAAGGAGACCCTGTTGCGCCTCAAGGCGGCGGGGCACCTCCTTTTGCTCTGGTCCGCACGCGCAAGCTGGCACCATCGGGTTGACATAAGACTTGACCCGTTCTTCGCCGCGCACCCTTGGATTCTGGAGGACCCGAACAAGTTTTACGCGACGAACCAAGCTCGCTTTGCCGAAATGCACAGTTTCGTCGAACGCGAGCTGCCGGGCGTCTTCACTGCCATCGATGACGGCTCGTATGGGAAGCCAACCGTGGACGTATTCATTGACGATCGGGCTTTGCGCCTCGGCGGGTCCGGGCTAACCTGGGCGGAGGTCGGTGAACTTTACGGGGACCCCACATGAACACGCTGCGAACAAAAGCCGTAAAAAAGTTTGACGGCGGCCGGTCGACTCCGCAGGAGTATTACCGCCGATACGCATTCCCCCCGAATGCGAAGTGTGCCGGCTGCTCGAACACTCCTTCGGTGCGGGCCATCGTCATGATGGAGTGCAAGGAGGCCATCGCTCGCGGCCTAGTGCCCGCCTTCACCGGCAACCAGGAGATCGAAGCGCAAGTCGCGGCGACGTTGCTTTACCTGCAAGGCGCGAATGGGCCGGTTGCCCACTTCCGCGTCAGCACCACGTATTGCTGCCCCCGCTGCCGCCCGACAATGGAGCGAGCACTGGCCAAGGGCCCGTCGTCACTGGTCATCGACATTCAAACTGGCCCCGACGCAACCAACAAGGTCGTTTTCGGCGCGCACTAGAGGTACCATCGCCGCATGTCCACGAACGTTGCCTTCAACGGAACTTTTCAGGTCGGTAACGGAGCGTGCGGGTGTGGCACGGGTGACGAGGTTGTGATCACGTTCGACGGCGGCACGCAGACCTACGGCGCCGTGTTCAAAACTGTCGCGCCGTTCCAGTTCGCCGACTCAGCGCTTTGGGTGCAACTCCCGCTAGCCGACGAGCTCTTGGATGTCTCACTGCTGTCGCTGTCCGCAGTGAATGGCACGCTGACCAATCTGCTCATTGGCGCTCCTCCGACGTGGGCGGGAGCCGGCGGAGTCTTCCCAACCGGTTTCGTCGGTGGTGAGATATTCACGTTTCGCTTGGCCGCCTACGACCCCGTGGCTGGGGGCTACACAACGATCGTCGCGACGTTCGTCGTTACGTTCACCGTGGCGGCACAAACGGCGTCGGACGTGGCGCGGGCAATAAACGCGCAACTCGCGCTCCAAGGTTACGCGCCCATGGCCACGGTGCAGACATCGGGGCAGCTGCTGCTGACCGCCCCGCAACCGAGCCAAGGGTTCCGCCTCGAAAACGTGGTGCCAAAGTCGGCCATCGGGTACGCGGCGGGCAACCTTGGGGCCGACGGCACCGGTGTTACGCAAGTCATCCCCGGCTTGTACTTGGCGGAGTTCTCCGCCGTGCCGGCCCGCAACTTCTGGCTCCGGGGTGGCGCCTGGCTCAACATCTTGGTCGCCGGGGGCCCCTCGTGAATTTCAAGTCTGAGCTCGCGTTTCGCGTGTGCCAATGGCTCCTGACCAAGGACTGGCAGGGTCAGTCACGCGTCCCCGGCGGAGCATGCCTGCCGCAAACTTGGACGCAGAGCACTGGTGCGGTTTTCGGGATTGCCCCACGCGGAGACGCATTCGACCTCTACTTGGGCAAGAACCCCGTGCACAATGTCTGCCTATCCCGCCAAGACGGAGTAGCACTTGGTAAATGGCTCGTTCGGTGGTGGGTGGTGCACTCATGGTGCGGTGTCAAGCACTGGATTTGGTACCGCGCATCGGCAGCTCTGCTCGACGGAACCGAGAAACAGATGCGCCTCGCGGCACAAAAGAAGTCGCCCGCATGACCGAGGAAGAGCGCAAGCGCGAGGAAGAAAAGCAGCGCGAGCTACTCGCGGGGCTCGCTCTTGCTCACGCCGCCATGTGGCGTCTCTGGAAGCGGGGCACCGTGGCGCCGGCGCAGAAAATTCACAATGAGGCCCTCGGCCGGTTGTTCGTCGGGCTGCGGGGTGTGCTCGGCGCGAGCTCGCAAAAGATTGTGTCGCCCGTCGTCATGGGGCAGGCCCAGCAGTATCTGCGCAACTTCATCGCCCCGTTGTCCTCGAGGCTCGGCGACGTTATGACCGCCGTGACGGCGCAAGTTCCCGTTGAGGCAGCGATGGGGGTGGACCGGATGATCTCCAAGCTGACCGGGCAAAACGTGCACCTAGCTGACCGCGCGCGTCTAGCTCGGCTCGAGCTCTCCAAGCGAGCGCAAGAGGCGACTTTGCGGGCACAAATGGTTGCGGCGCTTGAGCAGGACATCAACCAGAGCATCCTTGTGCGGCTGAGCAAAATCCCGCGCGACGCGGCCAAGGTGGCGGACATCATCGCCGAAGCCGGGCTCGGCCTGGACGACTCGTGGTGGAAAATCGAGCGGGTTGTGCGCACGCGAACCGCCGACATTTTCAACGAGGCTCAAGCCGACGCGATTGGTGAGCTTTCCGTGCAGTTTCCGTCGATCCAAATGCGCTGGACGGAACTCGTCGACGAAGTTACCGGCGCCCCGCTTGACCGACGAGTAGGACGGGACTCGCTTGCACTGCACGGGCAGCTCACGCCGCCCGGCCATCTGTTTACGATGCCTGAAGATCCTCGCGCGCCTCCCAAAATGGTCGGGCAGTCGTGGATCCACCCACCAAACAGGGCAAATGATCGCGCCGTCTGCGCACCTTGGATGCCGGGATGGAATGTCCCGGTCTACCGGGTGCGCGGGACGTCTCGTGTGCCGGTGAACTATCGCACCGGTGCGCCATCTGCCAAAGTTAGCGAGCGCGGGTGACCCTCCGCGCAAACGAGAAGCACCAATGCTAGACCCAAAATCTCTCCAAGCCTTTGCCCGCACCCCCGAAATCGACGATGCCGCCGAAGCGGGGTCTCCGGAAACTGAAGCC